GGTTCGTCGACGGGTCGCCCCACGACGCCCGGGAGTCGTTCGCGATGTCGATGCGTGTTACCTCCGCGCCGGCGTCGTCGAGGAGCGCGATATGGCTCCACCGTTCGGTGACGGCGGTGCGGAGATCTTCGTATCCGAGACCGTTGAAGTCTGACATTGGTTTGGATCTACGTTCTGTTGTGGTGCGGTTCGGCCGTCATCGGCCGGCGAGCGTCAGTTTTCGGTTCGACAGTAGGATGTCGACGCGTTCGCCATCCTCGTCGATTGACCGCTCCAGTTCGATTATCCGGAGGTCCTGGTTGATGCCGTACGCTGGCAGGTCGACAGGATAGCGGTCGCCGATCGCCGGGTCCGTCGAGAGCGCGTCGACGTCGAGCCGCGTCTCGACCTCCAGGTACGCAGGCGCCGACTCGTACTCGTTCGCCAGCTGGGTCGCACGCGCCTGGAGCCGACTGCTCGATTCGCTATTCACCTCGTCGATCTCCCAGACCTCGCGATCGGAGTCCGACACTGCGACGGCCTCCTCGTAGAGCGTGTCGTCGTTCTGCGAGACGGCCCGAACGTGGGTGACGTCCTCGCGGATGTTCGAGCGGATGCGGGGGTCCGAGACAATCGTCCCGTTGGTCGGCGACAGCGTCTCGGTGTGATTGGTGCCCCGGCGTTCGAGGTACTCGACAGCACCGTCTGGGCGGTATTCGATCTCCGCGCCGGTCGACCCGATCAGCTCGCGGAGCATCGAACCCGGCGACAGGTGGGTCGCCTGGTAGTCGATCGACGACGTCGTCTGCTCGAACGCGGTGGTGGCTGGCTCAACCGCGTCGACAAGGGCGAGGAAGTCGCGTGCGATGTCGTCGTCGGCCATCCCCGTCCGCTCGAACGACGCCGGCCGCTCGGCGTCCAGGGCATCCCGCTCGAAGCTATCGATCTGGACCGACACGGTGGAGCCGTCGAACTGCCAGTCGTCGAGCCGCCCGCCGAAGATGTCGGATCCCGAGGAGTCCTCGACGAACAGCTTGTCGTCGCGACGATCGAGCTCCTCCAGGACATCGAGCCACGAGGACCGGAACACGCGGGCCTCGCAGCGGGCCACCTTGTCGAGCGCCCGCTCGATCGCGATGGTCGCGAGCGTGACGGCGTCCTCGTCGATCGCAGTCGGTGTTGGGACCACCAGTTCGGAGACGCTGCCGTTCGCGTGTTCGATCCGGAGGGTGAGATCTGCATCAGCCATAGCTTAGGGGAGGGGATCGCGACCAGAATGCCGATCTTCCGCGATGTTCAGCGCCCGCAGGACGTCCTTCTCTCTGATCTCGCCAGTCGAGAGCGCCTCGAGGGCACGGACAACCTGATCGAGCTTCCGCAGCACCTCGTCAGTGCGATCGGCACTCGCGAGCGCCGCCTCGACGTCGGCCGTACCCGCTCCGCCGGCGCTCCGCGCTCGGCTGGTCTGGGGCCGTGCGTTCTCGGCGACCAGGCGACTCGCCTCGTCGACGCGGTCGGCGTCGGATTCCATCCCCTCGGCGACGACGTCGACGAACGCCGGCCCGACCTTGTCCAGGTCAGAGAGCGGCCCCTCCTTCGCCGGCGAGAACGGCATCTTGTTCCGAGCCTTTGACGCGATGTCGCTCGCGGCATTGCCGACCGCACTGGCCTTCGACTTGATCCCGTCAGCGACGCTCGAGGCGAGTTCCTTCCCGGACTTCAGAAACTCACCAGCCATGTCCTGAACCGTCCCCAGCGCATCGCTCAGGGGCCCATCGAACGCACCGGGTAGATCGAAGTTCTTCACAGCCCCGATGATGTCGTTGAGCATATCGGGGATGATGCTGTTCCCGACCAGGGTCTCGTAGAGGTTCTCGAACACCCCGATGACGCCGTCGACGAGATTGGAGAACACCTGCAGGAGAGTGTCCCTAAAGCCAGTCGCGATGCTGACGATCCGATCAACCTGCCGGCTGAAGAGGCCCTTGATCAGGTTCCAGGCCTCGTCCCAGTCGCCGCGGATGGCGGCTAGGAGTACCCGGAACGTCGTGAGCAGCGTATCGGCGAAGCCCTGGGCGATCGTCGCGACCGTGTTGAGCGCCAGCTGGGCGGTAGCCTTGATGTTCTCGAAGCCAGCAGCGAACAGCGGCTCGACGATGCCCCAGAACGTCTGGAACGTCGTGGTCAGCGCGGATGTGAACGCCTGGATGTAGGGCCGAGCCCAACTGACGAACGCCGAGAACTGCTGGCGGATCACGGAGAGCGTCTGGGTGACTTCCGCCACGATCTGCTGTCCGTGGAGCTGCCAGAGCTGGCGCATCCGGGAGATGAACGGCTGGAGGACGGCCATCACGGCCGACACCAGGCGGGTGAACGCTGCCCTGATGACTGTGAGAGCCTGATTTGTTATCGCCCGGGCCCGAATCAGTGCCTGCGGGAGCCTATTCGCCAAGAAGAGGCGCAGGCGTTCCAGATATGGCATCACGGCACTGACCGCCTGCATCGTCTTCGTCCGGATCCCCATGAAATCGGTTGCGAACGCGGCCGCGAGACCGGCGACGGCGAGCGCGACCAGGCCGATCGGGCCAGTCAACGCGGTGAGCGCACCTCCGACGGCGCCGGCGCCGGCGACCATCTGGGGTACCAGTGTCAGGAACGTCCCGATCGCGAGCAGGACCGGTCCCGTCGCAGCTGCCACCGCGGCGAACGCCGTGACGAGTTTCTGCTGGCGCGAGGAAAGGTTCTGGAAGCTGGTGGTGAGACCGCTCGCGCCGTTGATCAGCATCTGCATCGCCGGCATGAGGTGCTGACCCATCTCGACGGAGAGATCGCGGACTTGGGCCTTCAGCGCGCGCTGCTGGTTCGCCAGGCTGTCGGCCGTCCGGGCAGCGTCGCCCTGGGCGTCCTTCGTCGAGCGCATGATGATGTTCATCCGGGCCATCATCTTCTCCTGCTCACTCGCCGCCTGGACACCGCCCTCGATTCCCTGGTTGAGGAGTTCCTGCTCGAGCGTCGACTGGTTGATCGCGACGCCGAAGTCGCGGAGTGCTCGATGGTTCCCCATCAGTCCAGACTCGAGTTTGTTCAGCGCCTCGTCCTCGGCCATGTTGTTGAACGACGCGAGGTCGATCGCCAGCTCCGAGACCTCCTTCGACATCTTCGCCGCCTCGTCGCGAGCGAATCCCATCGGGACGAACGTGTCCTGAAGCGAGGTCGCGTACTCCTGGAGCTGGTACTCCGAGCGGCCGACCGCGTCGGCGTGCGACTGCGCCCAGGACTGGATGTCGTTCGTCAGGTCGCCGAACACCTGTTGCATCTTGCCTTGCATCTCCTCGGCGTCGCTCGCCGCGTCGACGGAGCGCTTGCCGATCAACGCCAGCGGCGCGGTCACCCCGGCGGTCATCGCTGCACCGGCGCGCTGCATCGACTGGCCGACGTCGGCGGCACGCTGGTCGAGGCTCCTGAGTGAGTCTTCGGCCTCGTTGGCGCCGCTCCGGAAGCCGGAAGCGTCGAGATCAAGCGAGGCTCTGAGTCTCTCGAACATGTGTTATAACTGAAAGTCGTCGTCAGTCTCAGCCGCGCGCTGGTTGTGCTCCTGCGAGGCGCGCTCGAGGAACAGGCGCGAATGCGGATCCATCTCGCCCCACTCTGGCGGGGTTTTCCCGAACGTCGCCAGCAGTTCGTAGTACCACTGGCCGTAGTCCGACTCGGCGAACTCTACCGTCCGTTTCCCTCCGCCTCAGAGAGGCCCTCGTTCATCGCGACGTCCTCGAACACCATCTGCAGGACGTCCAGCGGGAGCTTCTTGAAGCCCTCTTCGGCCATGAACTCGTCGAGGCAGTGCTCTTCGAGCGTCTCCCGCATCGACCGGACGAACTCCGGCATATCGTCGAGGTGCTCGGCGTCGACGTCTTCGAGGTCGTCGACGTCGCCCTCGTCCAGCTGCGCGGCCTCCTGGCTGGCAAGACGGAGCACCTCCTCAACCCGTTCGTTGCCGACGGGCGTGAACAGGAACTCGCGGCCCATGACCGGGAACGGCCGAGCCTGCTCTTCGAGCTTTGTCTCCAGCCACTTCTTCGTCGAGAGGCCTTCCGCAGCGGCGGCGCGCTGCTCACGACGCTGCTGCTCGGCCTTGTCGTACGCCTGTTCGACGAACTCCGAGTTTTCGTAGGTTCCGACGTCTCCCATGTCAGATCACTACTCCTGGCTCGGGTCGTACGACAGGTGGACTGTGCCCTCAACCCACCACGTCCAGGAGAGGAGCGGCGGGGTCGCCGACGGATCGATCTCCGGCGAGGTCAGTTCGAGGTCCTCGAACCGGTGGACGAGTTCGGCGTCAACGATGTCGGTGGACTCGTCGCTGAAGTAGGCGATCTCGATGTACTCGTCGTCACTCGAGTCGATCCGGCGGTTGGCCTTCGTGAAGTCGAGCTTGCCGTCGGCGTCGACGATGCCCACTGCCTCGGCGGCTTCCATGTCGACGTCGATGACAGACGCCACTTCGAGATCGATTGTGTTGCGCGTGCGGTACCTCCGGGTTCGCCTCTCAGCGGCGAGGGCGATGTCTTCATCGTCCTCGTCGACCGCGAGGCTCAGATCGTCTTTCGTGGCGAGAGCCAGCACCGTCCGTTCGTACGTCGAATCCGTGTCGTTGTACGTCGTGTGGATGACGTGGACGATGCTGCCCTCGACCTCGGTATCGCTGGTCGTGGTTGACATAGTAAGTTAGCCGTGTCGTTCGATGTCGAACCGCTGCACGGCTACGTAGCGGTTCCTGTCGTCGTTCCACAGGGGCTCCGACGTCCCGCCGGTCTCCCCTCGTGCTGTCCAGCCTGGTCGGTGAGCGGTGAGTTCGCCGCTGATCTCGTCGGCGACCGCATCGGCCCAGGGGAGTACGCCGATCGAGGGCGCGATGCCCGCACGGAACTCGTGCTCGACCTGGACGGTCAGCGAGACGCGCTCCTGGGCGTTCTCCCGGTCGGACGACGCCGTCACGACTGACACCGCGAGGGCGGTGTCGGGCGGGTCCCGACTATCTGGGTCGCGATGCCACTTCTTCACCGAGAACGCCGGCCGGATCACGGCCGACGCGTCGGCGACGACGTCCTCGAGCAGCGACGTCAGACCGGCGTTCGACTGCAGCCGATCGAGCAGGTCGCCACGGAGATCACGCGTCCGTCCATCAGACCGACTCATGGGCCAACCGCCTCCCAGGCGCTGGTGAGCGCCTGCTGGACGGCCGAGCGGATCCGAGACTCGTTGCGCTCGAACGCTGGCCGGAGGAAGGGGTAGTCCATCTCGTGGAACGGCGCGTACTCGACGTTCGAGCCAACCGTCACGCGGACCATGTGGTCCATGACCCGTTCGAGCTCGTGATCGATGCTCGCGCGGAGCCGGCCGGTGTCGACGTTGACGAGCCGCTGGGCGTCCCGTTGGATCCGAAGGGCCAACTCCTCGGCCTTTGCCTCCAGGTTGTCGATACACTGTTCCTCGAACTCCTCGAACGCCTCTGCAGCCTGGGCCGGCGTAACGGCGCCCCACTCCAGGTTGAGGGAAACATCCTCAGACATCTGTGAGTTCCACCTCCACGGTGTGGGACTGCGCCGTCCGGCCGTAGGACTCGTTGATGCCGGCGACCTCGAACTCGCCGAGTTCGGCGCCGTCGCCGAGCGGTTCCAGTTCGACGGTGTCGCCTTCGCGGACCTCCTCGGCGAGCAGCGCGGGGCCGACGACCGAGGGTTCCCGCGTCACGCGCTCGCCGGTCTCCGTGCGGACGAACTCGGTGCCGCCGGGGCGGTACCGGACAGGCGCGTCACTCAGCACCGGCTCTTCGCCGCCGGGGATCGGATCCCCGTACTCGTCGGTGCCGCCGGACGTCGACCGCATCGCGGTCAGGAGATGGGTCGCCCTCGGTCGCACGTCAGATCACCCCGGCACCACTGTAGTACGACGGTGCCCCGTGCTCTGCGACAGCCGCCCGAGCCTCGGCCACGATCTCCGCCGGCAGCCGGTAGTCGTAGCTGGCGCCGTCGCCAGTCGACTCCGAGATCAGGCCGTCGACGTCGACGCGTTCGATCGCGTGCCGACAGAGTCGGACGAGGGCATCCTCGACCGAACCCGGAACGGTGTCGAAGCCGTACGTCCACTCGACGGTGATCGACCGGTACGACGTCGGCCAGCGTCGGAGGTCCGCGCTCTCGAGGAGAACGAGATGCGTGTCCTCGGCGTGGTAGTCCGCAGCGGCCAGTTCGTCGCCGTTGACGGTGACCGACTGGACCGACTGGACCGGCCGCTTCGGGAGCGGGAGTTCCCGCGGAGGGATGTGATCCGGGCGTTCGGCCGTCGCGGTCGCGGTCTGGGGCGAGTAGACAGTACCAGCCCAGTCCTCGATCCGGTCGGACTCGCGCCCCAGCACGGTCTCCAGGAGCGTCTGCCACTCGGGGCTCGCGACAAGCTCGTCACTGTCGTTGCGCTCGTGCATCCCGAACTCGAGCGCGGAGTACGGGAGCTCCCGCTCAAGTTCCTGGATGGCCAGATACCGTTCCGGATTAGCCATGTGTTATCCCTCGAGTTCCGCGCGCCGAACGCCGATCGCGTCCAGCACCGTGTCCGAAGTCTCGGCCTCGGCGATCTCCTCCAGGTGCTCGTCGACGGCGCCAGACTCGACACGGTCGACGCGCTCCTGGTAGTCCTGGTCGAGCCACTCGTCGACGTCGAACGCATCGGCGCCGTCGTCGACATCGGCCTCGTCGGCGATCACGAAGTAGTCGTGCGTCTCGGTGAGCGCCTCAGCGCGATCGGGGGCGACGGCCTTGGTCTCGCCGCGCTCCCAGGTCGAACCGTTGCCACGGATCCGGACGGGACCGTCCTCGGTAAGCGTCACCGCGATGTCGTCAGACATGAGCGGTCACCTTAGGCGCTGACCGCTTCGAGACCCTCGATCCGGACGACCGCATTCTCGTCCTGGATCTGGAAGTCGTCCTTGCCGACGATCTTGTAGCGGGCGAAGAGGTCGTTGTCGAAGACGTCGTCGGACTCCGACAGCACCTCGACGCGGACGTCGTAGCGGAGCGCGTAGATGAGGTTCTGCAGCGGCGTGAACAGCGCCTCCGTCTCCGGCATCGCCGGCGTTCCGATGATGTCGTAGCCGAACGGGTTGACGTCGGCGTCACCGAGCAGCACCTGGGCGCCGAGGCCGTCCTCGCGACCGATCAGGTTGTTCGCGTACTCCTGGAGCTGCTTGGTGTTAACGACGAATGCCGGATCTGCCCGCAGGTACTTGCTGTCCACCGTCTGGATCGTCTGGTGGAACATGCTGTTGTCGATCGGCTGGGCCACGCCAGTGCCGTCGCCGGCGTCGTCGTGGTGGTAGATCGGCGAGCCACGCGCCGTCGCGATCTGGTACCAGCCGTCGTTCTGGGCGACGAACCCGGTGCCGGACTCGTCGCCGTTGACGCCGAGGTCCTCGGTGTCGACGGCCCACTGGTTGCTCATCAGCGAGAGGATCGTGTTCGCGAGATCCTCACGCTCGGGGTTCTCCTCGACGGTCTCCCGAGTCAGATCCCAGTAGACCGAGCCCTTCTCGGCGTCGATGTCGACGTAGCCGGTCGTGACGTTCTCCTTGTCCGAGGGGGCAGTGTCCTCGTCCTGGCCCTGGCGCAGGCGCTCGCCGACGCCGATCTTCGGGATCCGCGTCTTCGAGCTCCCGACTGGGACCGCTCGGACCCGGTCGAGCAGGACGGACTCGTCCTGCACCTCGCGGAAGAACTCGTCGAACATCTCGCGGGGGAGCGTTCCCCCGTCGCCCAGGTCGCCGGTCGTGATCTTGTTGAGGGAGTCCTTGGCTGCAGACATCAGTTGTCACCTCCAGGCAGGCCGAGCACGTCGGCCTTCGACGTCTTGCTCTCGGTGCTGTCGCCGCCGTCGAGCTGCTGGCTCTTGCCGCTGGCTTCCGCCAGGTTGTCGAGTTTCTCCTCGAGAGAGTCGAGTTTCTCCTCGAGGGCGCTGTCGCCAGTGTCGTCGGCGTTCTTGTCGGAATCGTCGTTACTGTGCTTCTCTTCGATGTCGTCGAGACGCTGCTCCAGCGTCTCGAGCTTCTCTTTGATGTCGGAGTCGTCGCTCATGGATGTCGTGTCGTCCGGCGTGTCGCCGCCGGGGGCGTCCTTGTCAGTCGGTGCTGCCTTGTCGCCGCCGAACTCCGCGACGTCGAAGTCGACCATCGGGTTATCGGTGAACCGGTTACCGGAGAACTCGACGTCGGACGACAGCGCGTCCTCGATCGCGTCGTGGGCGGCCATCAGCCGCTCGCGGTTCGACTGTGAGAGCGTCCGCGACTCCTTGTCGGCGCTGCCGCCCGCGCCGGCCGACTTCGAGCCTCTCTCGCCGGCGTCCCCGCCAGTGATCGTGTTCCACATCGAGCGTCCCCAGCGCGTCAGCGTGGAGTCGCTCGGCGCGGGAGCGCTCTTGCCATCGGTCTCTTCGAGGGCGCGCTGGAGGTAGTGCCAGAGCCGCTCGGCCTCGTCCTCGCCGGCGCCACGATCCTCCATCACGGCGACGAACTCGTTCTTGCCGTCGACGTGGTCGAGGATCGACTTCGTCCCGCCGGCCTTCGCCGCCACCATGACGGCGTCGGGCACGGCCGGGATGTCGACCGAGGAGACCTCGCCGACCGTGCCGTCGAGGATCTGCCAGGTCGGCTCGTCCTCGGGGTAGTCGGCGGCGACGTCGACCTTGTCGGGGAGTTCGTCCTGGGGCATCGGGTCGGACCACTCGACGCTGGTGGCGCCGATCGAGTAGCCCGAGAGGACGTCGTCCTGGACGAGTGCCCAGAGCTCGTCGTCCTCGAATTTCCAGCCCTGGATCCACGAGCCGGCGGGGAACTCTTTCCCGCCGATCTCGCGGCTCTCCTCGAGGACCCGGTTCTCGGCGAGCGAGACGTGATCCTCGGGGAACACGGCGTGCATCACGCCGGGCGTCGCCTCCCCGTCGACGGACTGGAGCCGCTGCATGAAGCCGTCGCTGAACTGCTCGATCAGCTCTGGCTCGAGCCAGTCGCCCTGGAGGTCGGCCTTGTTCGGAACCATCACGCCGCCGATCGCGACGCGACGCTCCTCGTCGAGCGCCTTGAACTCGACGTCTTTGGAGAACGTTTCGCCTTTGTAGACGGTCATCTGTCAGTCCTCGTCATCGTCGCGGTCGTCAGCGTCGGTGTCCTGGATCTTCCGGGCGCGACCGGTCGACAGGACGCCGCGCTTCTCACCGCGCTCTTTGTCGCTGTTGCTCATGTTGAGAATCCGTGTCGGGTCCCGGTCGGCCCTCGCACAGGGTAGTCGGGGGTCTCCCTGGGTCATCGGGGCGGCCGTTACGTGGCCGCGGTCGTGATCGGCGCCGACGCGTTCAGCCGGCCACCGCTCTCCAGCTGGGCGAACTGGCTGTCCGAGAGATCGCTCCGGAACACCGGCACCACCGTACACCGGCAGTTCACGACCTCACCGACCGGCAGGCGCGGGTCGCCGGGGTAGCGTGCCTCGTAGCCGCCGACCAGGAACGTGTTCCCGACGGCGACGATCTGGCCGTCCGCCGTGCCGTGGGTGTCGCGCGTCCGGTCATCAGCGGTCGCCAGCCACTCCTCACCGACCACGCTATCGGCGTCGCCGAACGCCGAGTGCGAGCCGGCGTTGCTTGAGGAGAGCGTTGCCGTCCGGGCCGTCCGCTCGGCCTGCCAGTCCTGGAGGCGCCCGTCGAAGAGATCGTCGTTGATCGCCTCCGCAATGTCGGGGATCGCCAGGCCCTCCTCGTGGGCTGCCCGGATGAACTGGGTCGTGTCCTCGGTGATCGTATCCAGAACCTCACCTGTCATCTCATCTGCCCAGCTGTCGAGTTCGTTCAGCACCGGGGTCGGGACGACGTCGAACGAGACGTCGATCGGGTAGCGGCGCCCAGCGATCGCCCGGCCCGCCTCGGCGCCGCGCTCGACGCCGTCGCGATAGACGATCTGGACGTCGTTCGTGTAGTTCCCGGCGAGGCGGCGCACCTCGACGCGGATCGACTCCGTCGACGACGGATCGATCGCGCCTGCCTCGACCGCGTCGACGAGGTCCTCTCGCAGCGGGTCGATCGTCCCGCTGTACTGGTCGAAGAACTCGCGGAGTGCTCGCTCGGCCTCCGGTGGGAGATCCTGTTTCGCGAGCATCGAACGCCCGGTGGTGGGGTGCGTCTGGCACATAGTCACTCGTCTCCAGGAACGCCGCCGACTCGTCGCTCGGTCACGACGTCCCGCCGGAGATCCTCCCGGACGTCGTCCATCCGATCCTCGACAAGCTGGTCGATCGCCTGCCCGACGCCACCGCTACCGCCGGCGCCGGCCCCGCGGACCTCGGCGAGCAGCATCTCGCCGACCGGGCCCTCGAGGGGATCGAGGCCGAGTTCGGCCCTGGCCTCGTTGACCTTCATCATGCCCTGGCTCGCCTGTATCCGCATCCGGGCGACCTCGGCGTCCGAAAGCCGCGTGTCGACGCCCCGAGTTTTGAACTTGACCGTGTAGTCCGTGACGCCGAGCGCCTGGTGGACCGTCTCGTAGAGCAACTCAGAGAGGGACTCCTGCTTGGGTTTGATGACGGTGTCGAGGAACTGTTTGCGCTGCTGCTCCGCGTCCGTCGAGAACGCCCCGGACTCCACGGTGCCAGCCTCGACCGGAGGGACGTCGTGGGCCTTCAGTATCTCGTGCTCGTTCCAGTCGTGGTACTCCAGAAACGACGCGTCCTCGTCGACGCCGACGGTCAGCGGTTCGAGACGGATCCGCGGGCGGTCACCATCCTCGCCGACGGCGAAGTTCTGTGCCTTCGACTCGAGGAGCTTGTTCACCTCGAGGATCGCCGTCCGGTGGTCGTTCTCCTTGAGCTTGTTCTTGAACAGCTTCCGGATGTCCTCCCGGCTCCCCTCGGTGAGTTCCCCGCCCTCGACGATGATCGCGAGGCGCGGGACAGCGTTCCCGTCGAAGAAGTCGATGTTGAACTCGCGGGCGCTCTGGTCGCCCTCGATGTTGGGGATCGCGGGGATGATGTCCGGCGTCCCGTAGTGGTCGACGAACGGCGAGTGGTTGCGCTTGAACAGCAACTCGTTCGCGGGCGTGCCGTCGACGCTCGAACCGTAGTCGCCCGTCTGGGCGTCGACGAACTGGCGATCGTCGTCGCCGAACTCGGGATACCGATCGCCGAACGCGCCGAAGAACCGCAGGTCGCCGTTCCGCTCCTGGACAAACCCGGGCGCGTCCTTGCGCTTGCGGATCGTCGACGCCGGGACGTACGCCAGGCCGACTGGCGTCCCGTCCATCGACGTCAGCACCTCGATCGAGAGCCAGCCGATGAACTCGTAGTCCGCCCACGCCATCTCGAGGACGTCCGCCGCGGTCGCCCGCTCGGAGTCCATCGGGCCGATCTGCCAGTCGCTCTCGCCGGAGTACCAGAAGTCCTCGGCGGTCTCGCGCTGGCTCTCGTCCGGGCCGTCGACCTCGGGATGCGGGACGATCTCCAGACCGAACCCGGCGACGTTCCGGGCCTTGCTGAACCCGGACTTGGCGTGGGTCGTGTTGACCTCGATGAGCTTCGCCAGTTGCGACGGTGGGTAGGGCGGGCTGATCGCGCCGCCGTGGGCGTCGGCGAACTGCTTCTCCTGGAGCTGCTGACTCTCGTCGGCTTTCGTCTGGGTCGCCTTCGAGATCGCCTCCGAGTAGGCGCCCTGGATCCGTCCGGGGGCGGTGGTGTCGTCGGTGGTGGTGTCGTCGGTCATGAGTTAGAGACTGTAAACGCCGCCATCGGTGTCGTCCCGATCCTCGTCGTCGACGTCGTCCTGGTCGTCGACGTGCAACCTGCGGATCGCCTTCTCGGCCATGTACCAGGCCATGATCAGGTCGGGCGTGTGGCCCTCGAGCGCCCCGTTTGACATCCGCAGCGACTGGGCCGCGGTGATGAAGTCCTCGGTGCCGTCG